TGTAGATAAGCAACCAACACCAAGCATAGGGTTAAACCTTGCCTTGAAAGGCGGACTTGCTTATGGAAGACAGATTCTTGTTTGGGGAAATAAGTCTGCTGGTAAATCTTCTTTCTGCTTACAGATGTTGGCCTTAGCACAAAAAGAAGGTAAGAGCTGTGCTTGGATTGATGCAGAGCATTCTTATGATCCAGAATGGGCAAAGAGCCTAGGCGTGGATTCAGAAAAATTAATTTATTCACAAGCAAAAACTGTAAACGATATGGTAGATGTTGCAACCAAGTTAATGGAAGCAGAGGTTGATATTATTGTTGTTGACTCTATCTCCGCATTGCTACCAGCAATCTACTTTGAAAAAGATGGAAACGAATTAAAGGATTTGCAAGACACTAAGCAAATCGGTGCAGAAGCAAAGGATATGACTCACGCAGTCAAAATGTTAAACTATGCAAACAAAAATACATTACTTATTCTCATTTCACAACAAAGAAACCAATTTGGATCTATGCATGCTAGCCACATACCCACGGGCGGAATGGCAGTTAAGTTCTTCTCCTCTACCGTTATTAAGCTATGGTCTTCGGAAGCCGAAGCTAATGCTATTAAAGCTGGCATTAAAGTTGGTGACAAAATTATTGAACAAAGAGTTGGCAGACCAGTCAATTGGATTATTGATTACAACAAAGTCGGTCCCCCAAATTTATCAGGACAATATGATTTCTACTATCAAGGAGAAAACTTAGGGGTAGATTTAATTGGAGAGACACTAGATGTTGCAGAAATGTGTGGCATAGTTGAAAAAGGTGGCGCTTGGTATACTGTAGACAAAGAAAGATTTCAGGGTAGAGCAAAGGCAGTACAGTATCTTCGTGACAACCCTAAAGTAGTTACAAAACTACAGGAGGAGATTCGTGCCAAATCTTAATGAGTTTTTTAGCAAAGAAGAGATTAAGCCAGTAGAGCTTGAAAAGTTTGGCGGCAAAAAGCCTTGCGCTAAATGTGATAAAGATGCAGAAGAATATTTCTGGGATGCAATGTCTCTTACAATGAGTTGGGAATGTCCTGATGGCCACAAAAATTCTTTTAAGGTTAATTAATGTCAGAAAGATCTGAGGTTAAAAGAGACGGAGCTAAAGCACAAAAAAATAGTGGACGTGGAGATTACCAAAAGGGTGATGCTAAATGGAAGCAGTTCTTGGTTGATTATAAAGAAGCATCTTCCTCTTTTACTTTAAATAAGCCTGTGTGGTCAAAGATATGTACAGATACATTTAAGGTAAGTCGTGATATGCATCCAGCTTTAAAAATTATTATAGGAACAGATTCCAAGGTTCGTCTTGGAATTATTGAATGGGCGGTATTAGAAGAATTAATACAGTTCTGGGAGGACAACAATGTCAAGCGGTAAAAGAAATAACAAAATACCATTTAACCCTACTCAAATTAAAAATGGTAGAATTGTCAGGCTTAGAAAAGATGGTACCGTAAAGGCCGATCTTGGCCCATACACGGTAAAGCATAAGAAAGTTAAGTAAAGGTTATGAGAGAAATATTTTTAACAACGGCAGTAGGTGCAGCAGTAGGTGCGGTATTTAGCATATTTAGATTACCTATACCAGCCCCACCAGTATTTGCAGGCTTAATGGGAATCGTAGGCTTATGGATAGGCTACGGTATCGTTCAGAGGTTTATATAATGGAAATGTTTTTAATTGCGGGAATAGCAATAGGTTTTTTAATTGGATATCCTTTTGGATTATTCATAGACAAGTTAGACAAGAAAGAGAAGGCTAAGAATGGCGGAAGATAAGAATACTTTAGAGTTAATTAGCTCTATTACAGAGTTTAACGATCTGCATGAATACATGGGGGATGAGCAACTCGATAGGGCTTTGTCTATTGTAGTAAAACTTCTTATGAATCCAGACGTTCCGTCTGCTAAAGCTCCATACCTAATTATTGAACTACAGGCAATGTCTACTAAATTTTCTATGATGGCCTCTTACTATTCTACAATTGCAAAAGATAAAGCAGGCACTACAAATAATAATAAGAAAAATATTTACTATTCAGCAAAGGAGTCCATAGACAAACTTGTAGATGCACTTAAGTATGTCGTTAGGTATAACTCATAAATGGCCAGAGATATTGTAAAGAACTTAAAGTTTAAAAAGCACACTGGCAAACACTTTGACCCAGAAAAATTTGCAGAGCTATTGGATCAATCTTATCGCAATACAAAACGTGCAGATGGAGAAATGACCAAGAGTTCGTTTAGCCCAAGCACACTAGGGTACGGCCACGGAACATGTCCTAGATACTGGTATATGGCTTTTAGCGGTGCTATGTTTATTGATGATAACGACGCCGTAGCCGTTGCAAACATGGCTCAAGGTACGCAGGCTCATGAGAGACTACAGAATTTAATTAAAACTATGCCAGAGTGGCGAGCAGAAGAAGAGGAAATTGTAAATGAGTATCCCCCTATTCGTGGCTTTATAGATTTAATTATGGAGTATGATTCAGAAACTGTAATTGGTGAAATTAAAACAGCCAAGCAAGAAGTGTGGGATCAAAGGCAAGCAGAGATGAAGCCCACAACAAATCACCTGCTTCAGTTGCTTACATACATGAAGCTAAAGAATGCTAAAGAAGGATTTTTCCTTTATGAAAATAAAAATACACAAGAGCTAATTGTTATTCCAATTTCAATGAATGAAAAAAACAAAGAAATTATTGAAGAAGCTTTTAGATGGATGTGCGAAGTATGGGATAACTTTAAAGATGGCGATCTGCCCATGAGACCAGCGGGAGCAACGAAATCCAAAATGCCATGTACGTACTGCCCCGTTAAAAAGGAATGCTACTCTGGATTAATTGGAACAGTTGAAATAGATACATATAAGGTTCCAAAAATATGATTTGTTCAAATAAAACATGTCAAAAAGAATTTGAGCCTAAAACACATAATCAAAAATATTGTGTAGCTGAATGCTGTCGAATTGAAACAAATAGACGAATAATGGAAAAGTATTATGAAAACAAAGCAATTAAAAATGGTGCCGTTAGACCGTGTAAAAAATGTGGAGCCCAACTGAGCAGATACAATAAAGGCGTTCTTTGCTCTGCTTGCCATAAAAAAATAAATACCGATACAAAAAATAAGATAATGGAAATGATTAATGAAATTAGCTGACCTAGTAAAAACTAAAGCAAATAGAGTTTTGGGAATAGATGCTTCTACAAACTCAATAGCTTTTTGTTTAATGGAAAACGATCTTCCATTAAAATGGGGTAAAATAAATTTTGTCGGTCAAGATATATATGAAAAAATACATGACGCTAAAATAAAAACTAATCTAATGTTAGATGAATTAAAAAGTGATTATATTGCGGTAGAAGGGGCCATACTTGTCAGATCCCCTGATGCTGTGATAAAATTGTCTTATGTATACGGTGTCGTTATTGCTGAGCTTATGTCTACTGGCGCTTCCGTTATTACTATATCCCCTAGTTCTTGGCAGGCATATATTGGAAATAAGAACCCAACCAAAGAGGAGAAGGCGGCTATCAGAGTAAAGAATCCAGGGTACGCAGACTCATGGTATAAAACTCAATTACGTAATATGCGTAAACAAAGAACAGTAGATTATTTTAACAGCAAGTATAATTTGTCTATAACAGATTTTGATGTAGCAGATGCATTCGGCATTGCTCATTATGCAAACAAGGTATTAACTCAAAGATGATGTGCAAACACGTTTATGAATATGTAAACCAAGATACTTGTCCGTATTGTGGTAAAGATACTCATGAAACAGACTGGGAATATCAATGGTCTTTGCATAAAGAATGGATCGCCAGTGGGAAAGCTACATTACAGGGGTGGTGGTCTATTTGAAACTATATCAAAGCAAGGATTGGCTATATAGAAGATATGTAGTTCAAAAGAAAACGGTAACGGAAATTGCCGATGAATGTAAAGTCTCTGCTATGACCATACAGAGGTATCTAGAGCAGTTTAAATTAATTAGGAGGCGGTAATGTTAAGACCAGTGTTTAAAGATGTATCAGATTTTAAATGTGAAGACCTGTACCTTCATTCGGTAGGTGCGCCATCGGGTAATAAAATATGGGCGGCATGCCATGAGATTGCCCATATGCTTATTGATAAGAATATATCGTATGGAGACTCAGCCTTGAACCCAATTAGAATATTTTCTACGACGGACGCAACAGAGCAATTAAAAGTTCGCATAGATGATAAACTAAATAGAGTAAAGAATAACCAAGGGTTTGCTGGAGATAATGATATTGATGACCTTATTGGGTATTTAATTCTATATAAAATAGCTAAATCCAGTTGATTTTTTAGTCGACTAGAAGTATAATGTATATATGAGCGAAATAGAATTATCTGAGCGCTTTGACAGAATGAATAAAGTTGTCGAAGAGTTATTAAAGGGAAACAGCCCAACGCAAATTGCCACCTCAACGGGACTTCAAAGAAAAGAAGTTCTTGAATTAATTGACGACTGGAAGCAAGTAGTTCATAATGATAGCAACATAAGAGATAGGGCAAGAGAAGCTATATCTGGTGCTGATCAACATTACGACATGCTTATAAAAGAATCATGGAAAACCGTAGAAGATGCAGATCAAACAGGGCAGCTCGGAATTAAGTCTGGCGCATTAAAGTTAATTGCAGACATAGAGGCAAAAAGAATTGGAATGCTTCAATCTATAGGCGTATTAGAGAACAATGAAATTGCATCTCAGATTGCTGAAACAGAAAGAAAGCAAGAAATTCTTGTAAAAATTTTAAAAGAAGTAACTGCTGTTTGTCCTAAGTGCAAGATGGATGTAGCAAAACGACTATCACAAATTACTGGAGTAGTAGAACCTATAGAGATTATCGAGGAAGTTAGTGGATCTTAATTTTAATGACTTAATTGATATCCTAGACGGAGAAGAGTTTGAAGAAAGACCTGTAGATTTAAAAACTTTTGTAACTAGTCCAGATTATTTAGGGCTTCCCACACTATCTGAATATCAATATACGCTAATAGAAAAAAGTTCTACTATATATAAAGAGTCTACTTTAATGAAATTGTTTGGAGAGGAAGAAGGAAAAAGACAATTTAAACAAACCTGCAATGAGGTAATTGCACAGCTGGGCAAAGGAAGCGGAAAAGATTATTGTTCAACAATATCCGTAGCCTATATGGTTTATTTATTGTTATGTCTAAAAGATCCCGCTTCTTATTATGGTAAACCTCCTGGAGATACAATAGATATTATTAATATTGCTATTAACGCTCAACAGGCAAACAATGTATTTTTTAAAGGATTTAAAACAAGAATAGATAGAAGCCCATGGTTTGCGGGTAAATATGATCCGAAAGCTTCTGAGGTAAGATTTGATAAAAATGTTAACGTATACTCAGGACACTCTGAGCGTGAGGCCTTTGAGGGTTATAACGTAATAGCCGTAATTCTTGATGAGATATCGGGATTTGCTACAGAAAACACTACTGGACACGATCAAGCAAAAACTGCAGACGCCATATACGATATGTACCGTGGATCTGTTGTATCTCGTTTTCCAGAATATGGAAAAGTAATATTACTATCTTTTCCCAGATTTAAAAATGATCCTATTCAAAAATTTTATTCTTCAGCTATTGCTGAAAAAGAAACAATTATTAGATCTAAGTTATTGAAAATGGACGACAGTCTTCCAGATGGTATGCCAGGAAACGAAATTACTGTTGAGTGGGAAGAAGATCATATAATTTCTTATAAAATACCAAAGGTGTATGCTTTAAAAAGGCCAACTTGGGAAGTTAATCCTACAAAAAAAATAGAAGATTTTAAAGTAGAGTTTTATAAAAATATGCCAGACGCTCTCAGCAGATTTGCTTGCATGCCATCGGATGCAGTAGATGCTTTTTTTAAATCTCGTGAAAAGATAGAGAAAGCTTTTAGGAATACAGCCTTAGCAATAGATCAGTTTGGTAGATTAGAAAATTGGTTTGTCCCAGACGAAGGCAAAGAGTATTTTATTCACGTAGACCTTGCACAAAAGCATGACCATTGTGCTGTAGCAATGTCGCATGTAAGCAAGTGGGTTAACGTAAAAGTAACTGACACTTATTCGCAGCCAGCTCCGATAGTTGAAGTAGATGCGGTGAGGTATTGGACACCAACTCCAGACAAGTCAGTTGATTTTGGAGAAGTTAGAGACTATATTCTTTCGTTAAGAACCGCAGGATTTAAAATAAAGCTTTGCACATTTGACCGATGGAATTCTCATGACATGATGCAGCAACTCAAGCAATATGGAATTAATACTGAGACTTTGTCTGTTGCTAAAAAACACTACGACGACATGGCTATGATTGTTCTTGAAGAAAGACTTAATGGTCCTCATATTCCACTTTTAATTGATGAACTTTTGCAGTTAAAAATTATGAGAGATAAGGTTGATCACCCCCGAAAAGGCTCAAAAGACTTGGCGGATGCCGTTTGCGGATCTATTTATAATGCAATCGGAATGACAAGACATAACTTAAACGATGAAATATCAATACACACATATGAGTCTTATAGCTATGACGATGATTTTAATCAGGATGATCCAGACACAAATAGGTATAACATGATTCGTGCCCCAAGGATGCCCGAGAACTTAAAAGAATATATGGACGGAATGAAAATACTATGAGTACATATCAAGAAAAAGCTAAAGAATGCAAGTGCTGTGGAAAACATGTTCCGCTGCCAACTGTTTTAAAAGAATATAATGGAATAACTGTTTGTCCTACAACTTTTGCAAACATAAATGAATATAAAAGATTATGGAAATCTTTAGGCAACAGACCTTCAGGCAACATAAGAAAACATTTTTCGGAATATGTACAGCAATTAGTAGAAGAAACTATTGACAAAAATGAAGACGGTACGCTACAATAGACACTTGGCAACAGTAGCCAAGTTGGTCAAGGCCCCGAACTCATAATTCGGTTATCGTAGGTTCAAGTCCTACCTGTTGTACAAGGAGAAAAATGGAAGAAGATAAGCTAGAGTATTATTTGTCCATAGGGGCAATAGAAGTTGTAGGCGTTGACGAAAGTGGAGAGATGATATTTTCCATGACCGAAGAATGTAAAGATCTTGCTCCTGAATTATGGGAGGCGCATCAACAACACGTTGATGAAACATTAATTCAGCTTTTAGAAAAAGGTTTAATAAATGTTACTTACAATGAAGATCTTCAGGCAATAATTGAAATATCTGAAGAAGGTAAAGAAGAAATTAAAAAAATGGGTCTAATCGAGTTCCCCTACAATGAAAAAGATATTCCAAATAATTAGGCCTTTGTAGCTCAGAGGACAGAGCAGGACTCTTCTAAGGTCTTGGCCGCAGGTTCGACTCCTGCCAAAGGCGCCATGCGGGTGTTGCATAATGGTAGTGCTTCTGCCTTCCAAGCAGACAGTGCCAGTTCGATTCTGGTCACCCGCTCCAAATTATGATATAATTATTGCAGGATGCCCATTAGGGATCCTAAATTAATTTATTCGCTTGAAGGAGGAATAAAATGGTAACAACACATTTTGCATGGGACCTTTTTAAGGACCCATTTTTTATTGGATTCGATAGGGCTCTTGACACATGGAATCATGTTCAAACAGTATCAAGTGCAACTAATTATCCACCATATAACGTAATCAAAGTAGACGAAGACAACTTTGTTGTTGAATTAGCAGTCGCTGGATTTAGCAAAACAGATATTGATGTATCTACAGCAGACGGCAAGCTTACAGTAAGGGGAGAATTGAAGACGGAGGATAACGATTCGAAGTTTATTCACCGTGGAATTGCTGCCCGTAAATTTACTCGTGAGTGGGCGCTTGGTGAGTATATGGAAGTAAAGGCTGCGGAACTAAAAGATGGAATGCTTACAATTAGTATTGAACGCATTCTTCCAGAAGAGAAAAAGCCTAAGACCATTAAGGTCAAGTAATAGTATAATATAAACCTGCACCCCGTCACTGGGGAGTCGCAGATTTGGGCATCGCTGCCCAGGATAGTCGGGGGAGACAGCGACTTAAAATAACTGGAATGGTCCTGAGCATGACTATAAACTGCTCATCAAAATTAAGGAGAATTATGTTTGAATACAGAGTAAAGCAAGTAACAAAGATAGTGGATGGAGATACTATTGATGTTGACATTGATTTAGGATTCAGCATCTCCTATTCACAAAGACTCAGATTAGCTGGGATTGATACCCCAGAGTCTAGAAC